ACTATTTTGGGCTCGCTTATGCTTGCGCATAAATTGTTGTCGTCAACTTTAGCGCCAGAGAGGAAGAAGTTTGAAGGAGTGCCGCGTTTTCAAAAAGGTGTGGATTTCCAGCAACCGGAACCAATGGTGCGTGATGCGGATGGTAGGAAGAAGTATGTTGGAAAGGAGAAGGTTTCCCATCCGTTTGTGGAAGGATATGAGTGTCCTCGGGCTCAGGCTAATGAGTTGGAATCGAATGGTCGTGAAGGAAAAGCAGTTGATCGGTTCCTACGTGCAAAGCGGGAGTACATTAGTAAGCGCTTGAAGGACAAGAAGTTTGCAGCAGGAAAGCAGCGTTGGGAGCGTTATGCATTGGCGAGTCAGGAGTATGAAGCAGGCAGAGTGTCGCATGCGCAGGCGTGGATGCCAGATAGTGAAGTCAAGGCTGACAAGTATGTGCGGAAGGAGATGGATAGTTTGAAGGACCGGAGGTTTGGACTGGCTATCCGTGGTTATTTTGCAGAAGTAAAGGATGCAAGTTCACATGTGATGGTTGTGACATTGTCTAAGGCGTTGTTTGCAAAGTATGGTGCTGCTTGTCGGAGTGTTGGATGCCCTGGTGGTGATCAGTGTGAGGAGGTTGGTCAGTGTGTACAGTATGGGCATTGGCGTGATTTAGTTTGGAATGCTGTGGAGGCGCTGCGGGATTCATGTGGCCATCGGTTCATGGAGAATTGTGAGAAGTTGAAAGTCGTTGGCGGACTCGTGAGGAATCGGATGTGCTTGCTCATGTGGTGGATGAGGATGATCCATCATTGCCTATGGCGCTTGGTGATAGGCAGTATTTATGTTTTGTGTTTGCTGGATGGAGTAATTTATTTGCGGATGAGAAGGCAGTGTGGAGTGAGCTTGTGTGTGATATGTGTGCAGGTGGAGGTGTAGCTCAAGCTGCGGAAAGTAAGGAATCGTGGGATGCGACGCGTATTGTGTGTGCAAAGATCAATCGGAATCAATGTTTGGTTGCGCGTGATGGTTGTCATTTGTATGGGTTCTTTTTGCGGGGGCGGCAGTTGGTTACCCCATTGCATTTTTATTTGGAGAAAGGAGAATTGGTGAAGAAAGGAACCCGTATTCGTGTGCGTGCTGATGGTGTGATGTTTGATTTCGAGTTTGATGAGAAGTTGCTGCGACGTGAGCATATGGACAATTTGGATGTGAGGTATCAGATGGATTATGCGTGTTATGATTTGCCTGAGAAAGTTGGTCGCCTGAAACAAACGACGGTACCATCTTTCCCAGATATTTCAGCGTATTTTACAGTTGATTGCCTCACAGAGAAGTTGCTCACTAAGCCAGTGATGATGGGTATGAGATTTGATGACCAGAATGGTGTGGAGAGTATTCTGTTCAATCAATTTCATATTGTCAATACGCGTGGTACGTATCGCTCAGCAGGGATGAAGGAAAGCAATATGGTCATACCTGGGCAGTTGTTGTATGATTTGTTGGATAATGGAGATTGTGGTACGTTGCTTTTGGCGTGTGAGCCTGCTGGGAAGGTTACGATTGTTGGGATGCATGTGGCGGAGAGGCCGTATGGAATTGGGCAAATTGCGATGGGTTTTCCAATGTGGCAGGGTATGTTTGATCGGGGTGAAGCTCAAGCATACAAAACAAAGTTAGAGCAGACTGGGCGCTTGTCCTATGCTCCACCGCCAGTGGAGAAGCCCACTAAGATCGTGAAGTCGCCGCTCTTTGATCACGATATTTGTAAGGAGGTTACAAAGCGTCCAGCGCATTTAGGGTCATCCACATGTCCCTTCACAGCAGAAGAGCTTATTTATCGAGAGTTGGATCGTGGTTTTGCAGATGATGAGTATAAGGCGTATCCGTATGATCAGGAGGAGTATGCGGAAGCGCAAGCAGCTGTGCGGGACTCGTATTTTCGGGTGTCGAAGAAGGATGAGAAGATTCGGAAATTAACTATGCAGGAAGCATTGTCTGGAGGAGCAGGAGGACCGCACAAGGGTTTGGCGCCGTTATCGTTTGCAACGTGTTCGGGGGATCCGTGGTGTTTTTTGCCGGGCGCGCATGGAAAGCATCATTTGTTTCGTGGTGAAGCGGGGAACAGGGAAATTTGGAATATGGATTTTGAACTGTTCTTTAATCAGTATTTGGATAAGTTGGTGGATGAGGATATGGGAGATTACATGGAGAAGGTAGTGTTGTTTTTGAAGGATGAGTTGCGGAGTGCAGTAAAGACAGCACCGGAAGACCCTAAAACTAGGGTTATTCAGTGTTTTGGAGCACACCATCTTCTCGCAATGCGGATGTTCTTTGGAGCGTTTACTGATTTTGTTCACACGAATCATATGTTGTTGCCTTCGTCAGTTGGTATGGATCCGTACTCCCTCGATTGGGATACGTTGATTCAGACGTTGCGCCAAGTTGGTAATCGTGGTTTTGATGGTGATTACAAGAAGTTTGAGAAGTATTTTTGCGAGCAGATTGCGAAGGGTTTTGTGGAGCTCGTGAATGAATGGTATGCAACCTTTGGGACGACGAGTGAGCAGGAGGACTTGGCGCGGTACAATTTGGTGATGATGACATTGGAATGTCAGCTTGTGGTTGGGAACAAGTGTTATTTGCAGCGCGGGCAATTGAAGAGTGGTGTGTCGCTGACATCAATTATGGGGTCTTACATGAATGATATTCTCTTGCGTTTGGCCTGGACCTGGGTTCACAAACACCTAGGGATAGAGACAGACATGAGTGATTATGATGCTAACGTTAGAAAATCGACATTTTCTGATGATAACATCAATGTGGTTTCCGATAAGAAGCTTGGTGTTTATAATTTTCTCAGTGTGAGAGATGCGTTCGCTAGGCATGGTATCGAATATACCCCAGCGGACAAGTCCGACAATGAGGAGGCACATAAACACTATACGGAATTGGAATTTTTGAAGTGTAAGACCAGAACAGCGCGTGGAATGGTGAATGGTGCGTCACATTTTGCAGTCCCAACAGA